AGCGCAACGCCAGCACGCTTGGTGTGGGGTTTGGTGACGCTCATGAAGCCGGGGCCAACCTTGGCCGAGCCGTCGTCAGTGGTGACGATCAGGTGGCCTTTGCGAACAACGAAGAAGGACTCGTCCTTGTGCACTGCGCCGGTCAGGACTGTGCCAGCCGGGATGTGCATGGTGCGAGCGTAGAGGCCATTGCAGAAGTCGTGATCGACTGGCATCTCAACCTGGGGCAACTTGAGCAGTTCGGCCTCCAGGCGATAGATCGGCAGGTGCTCTGCTGGCACTTGCTTCTCAATTTCCTGAACCGCGACATTGCTCATTGGGCACTCCTGTGAAGGGTGAGCCACTGGCAGCTCGGACAGCTCAGTGCCGTTATTGTCCCACATTCGCATGGCCTGTCAATCCATCTCAAATTCGCGCTCTTCCCAGGCTTGGCAAGAACGCAGGTCGTGACAGATGAAGTCGAATTTGGTGCAGTAGCCACGGTAACCAGCGTCTGTGTCCCATTCGTTGCGCGGGATGCGTTCCATCAGCGCCTGCTTGTAGGTGCTGTTGTCGTAGTATTCGCAGTTCGAGCAGCGACGACGACGAGCTTCCTTCTCGTCAACCTGCATGGCCTTTCCAAGTGCAACCCAGTAGACCTTGTTGGCCGTCGGCTCGTTGCTTGGATTTTCAGGGCCGAGCATCCAGTCGTCGATGACGGTCTGGGTGTTCTTTTTGTTCTCGGCCGTGGTGATGAATCGTTCTGATTCAGGCAGGCCGGTGAACCCGGCCATCATGATCTTTGGCATTTCCATGGTGTTCTCCTTAGGTGATCTCGCGGCCACTGGCGCGAATAGTCAGCGACGTTGCTGCGCTGGCGATGGTCGAGATAAACGCGCCAGGCTCAAGCACTTGGCCAACCAGCTCCGGGAAAGTGTAAGTCTCGTCCGGTGCAATGGCGCGTGAATCCACCACCAGGTTGCTGACACCAGCAGAGCCGCCACTAGTCACCAGGTTGACGCTGATGGTTACGTTGCCTGCGCTGGTATTGGTGGCGGTGAATTTGTCGATGATGGTCTTGCAGTTCACTGCGGTGTATTGCGTGGTCTGCGAGCCTTCGGCCTGCTTCGATGGGATAAGGGTTTTTACTAGGACGCTCATGGTTTCTCCTTAGATGGCTTCGGCACCGCTTGCCGTGATTGTCAGGCCTGCCGACGCCGCCTGGACTTGGATGGTTTCGCCTGCGTTCATCACCTGCACGCCGTTGTACTGCAAAGCGTTGTTTGCCGGGACGGACACGTCGTACAAGAAGGCGTTTGTCGTGCCAGCCGTGCCAGCCGCAGGCACCAGGAACACGCGAACGTTGATGGCCGCGCCAGTGGTGTTGGCGATGCTGAATTCCTTGAGCAGCGTGCGCGTGCTGGCCGGGACGGTGTAAAGCGTGGTGACGCCAGTTGTGATGGCCGCTTGGCCAAGTTTGGTCGGGGTGATGTTTTGAAATGCCATGTCACATGCTCATCCATTCAAGCACCTGCACGGCAGATGCGGGTTTGTTTTCCCAGCGCGATTGCGTGGCATTGTAGAGCAGCACATCAAAGTCGTTTGGCGTGCCTGTGCCATTGATGTAGACGTCCTGCAGCCGGGCCAGCGATTCGGCAACGGTCATGCGAACAAAGATCGAGCCAGAGCCGCCTGAGCCTGCGTTCACGACCACGGCCACCGGCACATCGATGTTCGGTGCTTGAGGCTGCACGTTTGTCCATGTTCCTGGTGTTGCAGGGTCGAAATACAGCAGGTCACCATCTGCCCAGACCTCGCCGTACGGTGCGCCGGTCGTATTGAAGCCGCGCACCAGGCCAAAGTTGGTCACATAGCCGAAGGCATTGTCCGCAATGTCCTGAGTGGCCACGCCCATCATGTAGTCTGCCAGCACGGAGCCGTCTGCAACGGCTGGGCCAAACGTCAGCTTGCCAGACGATCCGACCGTGCCGGTAAACATCACGGGCGTGCCGTTGGCGATGGGGCTGCCGCTGGTGTTCTTGGCGTAGTACATCAGCTCTTGACCGACTTGCAGAACGCTGCCGCCGTACAGCCCGACGTCCATGGTGCCGTCGTCCTGGTTCCACTGGACGCGCCGCGCCTGTGTGACGTGTGGGCCATCCTCTGGCAGGTCGATGTAGTCTGTCACCACAGAGTTGTTGTTCTGGATGACGGGCGCAGTGGCCAGCATCTCCAGCGCGTTTGCAATCCGACCAAGGGTGTCCAGCGCCTCCACTGCCTTCTGGTCGGCTGCACCGCTGTTGATGGACGCGTCTTGCGCCAACCTGACAATCTGCGCCAGCGCTTCGGTGGCCGCCGCATCTGCGTTGCCAGCCTGAATGCTGATTCCAGTGGTGTCGCTTGAAGGCGCAATTTCGTCGGCCAGCTGGAACAGGCGCTCGAACTGCTTGATCTGCTCGTGGTTCTTGAGGAACGTGGCGAGCTGATCGCGGGTGAGGTTGAGCTTTTGCGTTGCCATGGTCAGTATGCCAGCGGCTCAAGTTGCGCCTCAAGACGGGCGAAGGACAAGTGCGCCTGGCTGTCGCCACGGAAGCGCTGGATGCGCCAGTTGCGCATGTGACCCTGCTGAAACCATGCCAGACGCTTGGTGGTGTTGCCAGTCGTGCCGACGCGCAGCGGACGGTCTTGGCTCCATGCCACGCCGTCCACCGAGTAGCTGGTCGTGATGATCGGGTCAATGCCCAAGGCCACGCGGCCAGTGAGGCTTACCAACTCCAACTTGTTGAAGATCGCACCGTTGCCTTCGTTGTAGACGATGATGGTGCCGAACTCCCAGCGGACGATCTGTCCCCAATGCGTGCCGATGTTGTCCACCAGGTAGCCAATGTTGCTGGACTGCGGGTCACCAACCAGCCACTTGTCATAGGCCCAGACCAGGTTCCGCGCACGGTACTGGCTGAATCCGACGGTCGAGGTGGTCAAGATGAACCAAACCTGTGTCTGCATTTCCTGCGATGCTGATGCGTCATAAACCAGGGTTTTGTCAGGCAGGTGCACATACAGGTGCTCGTGCGCCTTGTCGTTGCGTGCCTCCAGTTTCACCGTGGCCAGTTGCGCCTCGGTGTAGCCAAGCAGCAACTCGTCGATTTCCTGGGTGCTTATTTTTTGAGCAGTTGCGTTTGCGCCAAGGTAGATGCCTGGCGCTTCGTTGCGGCCACCGCCCAAGAAGGCGACTGTTTCCAGGTAGACGCAGCAGCCAAAGGTGCCGATCACGCCCTTTTGAATCTGCGCTCCGTCGATGCGCTGGAACGGGAAGAAGTCGCCTCCGACGTTGTCGAACACCTCGATGGTATTTCGGTTGAGGGCATAGATTTCGTTGCGCAGCTTGAGCAATGCCACAACTGGATCGGGGTCGACTTCAGACGAGCCGTACTTCAGCGGGTTGACCTGGGTGGGGTCTGACAGTTCGGTCACGATCAGGCTGGTGCCGTCGGTGGTCATGAAGTAACCGTCCACCCACACCACGTCCAGAACAACGCCAAGGTCGGGGTCGGTCACTTGCGTGAGTGCGCCGTTCCAGTAGTACAGTCGGCCACCGGACGCGATAGCCAAGCGGTCGAAGCTGTAGTCCATGGTCACCAGTGTGTTGACTGGGCCACCAACGTCACCCAGCACGGTAACGGCGCCATTGCTGGCCACTGTAACAAGCTTGGTGCCCATGACGCGGTAGCAGACGCCGTTCCAGTTGATGCCGCCACGGTCAACGCCAGGGCCTGTGCCGTTTGCCACGATGCCGTCGCCAGGGCGCAGATAACCAGCACTGATGCCGGACTGCTTTGGCACTGGCATCATGTTCACCGGGTAGCTCGTGCGCAGGTCAGGGCCATTGTCGGTGTAGATGCCGTTGAGAATTTGAATTTGCATTCAGGTCACCATTTCACTTTTGACGCCCACCAGGCTGCAGACATTTTGCCCTTGGCGATGTTCTCAGCGTGACGGGCTTTGAAAGATTCGCGCCGGGCTTTGTCGGCCTTGCTTTCGCCTTCACGCTTTGGAGACCCAGACACGCCTTGTTGGCCAAAGCGGATCGTCTTGATCTGGTCACCATCCTTGGCCACAACGACGTGGCTCTTGGTCGGGTGTGAGGGCGTGCGCTTGGGCTTGTTAAAGCCTTCAACGCCAACGCGCTCCAGTCGTGGGTCTTTCTTGGTGGCCATTACGAAATTCTGTACCAGCTGTTTGTGGATTGCACGAAGCGCATGCGAAAGAAGTCCTCAGCGGCCAGCGTGGTCGGGTCGCCATATGCAGCGCTTGCGCCGTTCAGAGCCAACGTGAAGGCGGTGATCTGCTGCGTGGTGGTGATGAGCACTTCGGTGCCGTCAGGTGTCTGAGTGTTCAGAGGCAGCGTCACGGTGCCAGCGGCCAAAGTGCCAGCAGGCTGAATCAGCATCCACTGCTGCTGCGCCACGGGCGTCGGCACGGCCACGTTGAAACCTGTGCCAGGCGTGAAAATGCTGGTGGCCAGCGTTGGGCTGGCAAAGTTCTGCTGAAAGAACTGCAACAGCGCACCGATGGGCAGACGACGAGCGTCGCCGTTGTTCGGGGTGTAGACTGGAATCTGGTCGCCTGGTGAGGCAACAGCGAGCAGCGGCAGTTGGTTGATGTAAGCCATGGTGAATCCTTAGTTGAACTGGAGTGGGCCGTCTGGGCCAGCGTCGACAGGATCGACTGGTGGACGGATGAACGGGTTGTCGTAGACGCGCCATGGCTTGTTGCCAGCGCCAGCAGGCATGGTGGCCGGGAGCTGTTGCTCGGGTGGCATGGTGGCACGTTGCAGCAGGGTGTTGTAGCTGTCCTTGGCCACGGCCTTGGTCTCAGGCATCACCACCTTGCCGTAGCTCGGAGCAATGCGGATGGCCAAGTTGGTCAGGATGGCCTGGTTGGCTGAATCCGGGACAAGCGTCGGCTCGTCCAGATCGCTATCCTGTGGGCTGCCTGGCAGTGGATAGCCCAAAAGGATGCCCTTGCCGTTCCAGTCTGCAATCATGGCATCAAGGCGACGCAAAGCGGATTGAAGCTGCTCAGGCGACAGGTCAAAGACATAGGACGCAAGGCCGATCTCTTCAAAGGCTGCCGCGACGAATTGGCGCT